TGGGGAGCTTTTCACTGGTTTAGTTCAGATATTTTACCAGAAGGTGAGATTGAGTCAGCAAGAAACAACCTCGATGAATTAACGTATCAACAAGAGTATGAAGGATCTTTCCTTAATTTTCAGGGTAGAATTTATTACAAATATGATAGTAATATTCATTCAAGAAGATTAAAGTATTTTAAAAAGGAACCTTTAAATTTATGTTTTGACTTTAACGTTGCTCCGGGTGTATTAGCTATTGTGCAGGAACAAGAACTAGTATATACTGTTGATAATATTATTCGATCTAACAAAGGGTCAGGTGTAATAGACGAGGTTCATATAACAAGAGACAGTAATACAGAACGCGTATGTAAACAATTCTTACAAGATTATGGAAATCACGAAGGTCCTGTTATATGTTATGGAGACTCTACTGGAGGGTCTAAGGGTTCTGCAAAAACTAAAGGATCCGATTGGGATATTATTAGTGATATATTGAGAGAAAAATTTGGAACACGTTTAAAGTTTGATTATCCTAAAAAGAATCCACCAGAGAGAACTAGAATAAATGCAATGAACTCAAGGTTGATGAGTTCTACTGGTATTGTAAGAATGTTGATTGACTCAACAATGGCTAGACATGTTGGAGAAGATTTGGACGGTGTTCAGGTTAAAAAGGACAGTTCTGGTGAAATAGATAAAAAATCACATCCTGAATTATCTCATGTATCAGATGCACTTGGTTATTATGTTAATCGTAAATTCCCTGTTATCAGTGAAGAACATGGGTTAAGTAAACGGAGGATACTAGGTGTCTAAATTAAAACCAGCTCCTTACAGAAAACAATCTGTAATAAATGAAAATATCAATAATAGTTGGGGTGATCATACTCCTTTTGAACCGGGATATATTCCTCTTCTTGGAGAGCCTGGTGTTGGTCATAATGTGAAAACATGTCCTGTCAACAGTGCAGGTAAAACAATCTTTCTACCAGAGTGGTATCATGGAACTATATAGCCCTGATCATTTCAGATTACAAGAATTCATACCAGAAGTAGTATTTAATCTTCGTGGTAATAAAGCATGGGAATTATTAAACCCAGCTCTAATTTACACTTGGGATGAATTACGAAAACGAACGGGACATTCATGTTCGTTAAATAATTGGCACTCTGGTGGAAATAGAAATTGGCAGGGTTTACGAATACCTGATTATTATGGAGGAAAATTTTCAACTTCACAACATCCATTAGGTAATGCTGGTGATGGTTATGTTCACCGTATGACAGTAGAAGAAGTCATACATTTTATAGTCGAAGAGAAAAAGAAGGGTTCGTTTCAATATTTAACAGGGATTGAATTGGGTGTAACATGGGTCCATTTAGATACACGTCCTTCTTTCCGTTTAACTCAGAGTGGTTTATTCTTTTTCGACAAAAAAGGAATTGTAGAATATGAAGGATACGTATGGCCCGTGAATTAAGTCAAATTGCCCAAGAAAAGAAATGGCAAAGACAGAATGATGCAAGAACACTTGCTGAAGCTACTGAAATAAAGAAGGATAAAGGTCGTTTATCTGGAGCTATTAAGGAATCAAAGATAATGGTTACAGAAGAAGTTAAAAGATTAAGTGCAATGAAACAAGTTTCTAGAATTAAACCATCTTCAAAGAAAAAATAATGTCTATGAATCTAATAGAAGCTTCAAAGGCTGCTATAAAAAGAAGTATTACAAAAGGAACAAAAAGACCTGTTTCTAAAACTAAACCATCTTCAAAGAAAAAATAATGGCTGTTCAAGATCCAAGTAGTGATTATCTGTTAAATATAGACAGGGTTACTAGATGCAGAGATTGTATCTTGGGTGAAGAAGAATTAAAAAGAGGTAGTAATGCTAGAAAATACTTACCTGGATTTTCAGGTTCTTCAAATGATAAGGATATAAAAGATGCATACCTTGGGTACCTATTCAGAGCCGCTTATTTCAATACAGTTGCACGTACAAAAGGTTTCTTGAAAGGTCTTGTAACAAGAATACCTGCTATTCCTAAAGTACCTGATAGCATGAAACCTTTCATGAAGAATGTCACTGGTGATGGTGTAAATTTCTACAATTTTTCTACACATGTTTTAGATGAAGTTTTATCGACTGGTTGGGGTGCTATACTTGTTGAATATGACAATATAAAAGAAGATATCATAACACAAAAGGATGCTAAAAAATCTGGTTACAGATCGAAAATGAAGTGGTATCCTATGGAATCAATCTTCAATACAGAGACTAGTATACGATTATATACAGTTGAAATTACCGAGGTAGATGAGTTTACAGTTGTAGAAAAAGAGATAATACTAGTACTTGACATTGATGATGAAGGTTTTTATCGCAGACGTAAATATCAATTAGATGAAAACAAAAGTAAAAAGAAAAATAAAAAATCAAACAAAGTATGGATACAATTTGGAAAGACTGTATATCCAATTATGAATGGTAAGAAGATGACATTTATACCGTTCTTTCCATGTGGAGCAGAAGCTAATTCAATGGAGGTTGAGAAACCCCCGTTAGTAGATCTTGCAGATGTTTCGTTACATCATTATGGAGTGTATGCTGATTACCGGAATGGTATTCATTTTACAGGTTTTCCCCAACTCTATATTGCTGGACACAAAGATGATAAAACGAAACTAGTGATGGGTTCGGGAGTTGCCTGGGAATTTGAAGACTCTACTGCATCTGTCAAGTACGCTGAGTTTACAGGAAGTGGCCTTGAACATCCTGAGAAACTTTTAGACAGACTGGAAAACTATATGGGGAAATTAGGTGCCAGGATGTTGATGGTTGAGAAACGTGCTGCTGAGAGTGCAGATAAGGTAAGGCAAGATACCTCATCAGAATCATCTCTTTTGGCCGGAATAGCCAATAATGTTTCAAGTGCTCTTTCTCAAGCTTTGAATGTTGTAAAGGAATGGTCTGATTACAGTGGTGATGAAATCACGGTTGAGTTAAACACAGACTATGATTCAGTAAAAATTGATCCTGCTCTTCTAATTGCTATGATGAAAGGTATTCAGGGTGGATTTATAACACTTGAAACTTTTGTCCATAATATGAAGAAAGGAGAGATTCTGTCACCAGATCGTTCTATCGAAGAAGAGATTAAAGAGTTGTTGAAGATTCGAAAAGAGATGGAAAAGAAAATGAAAAAAGCTGATGAGGATGTTGAAGATGATCCGCTTAGTGAACGAAATAAAAGCGATCTCAAAAACCCATCTGAAGAGCTGAGAGATAATATTCGTAAAAAAACCAATTTTAAATTAAAGACGTGATGTCTAACAAAACCAACGTGATGTTGAAATAATTAAAGGAGCGTGAAGCTATGAAACTAAAACTTGATGAAAACGGTAATGTCTGTTTGGACGAAAATGGTCTTCCAATTTATATTAATGAAGAGGAAGGATCAGAACCTACGGAAACTGGTATTGATGTACCTTCTCTTTTTGTTAAGATTAAGAACCTTAATAAAGAGTCCATGGATCATCGTCTAGCTGGAAAGGCAGCAACCGAAAAACTCAAGCCTGTAATTGAAGCTGGTATTGAAGACCTTGAAGCCTATATAGCGGAAGCTGCTGCAAACAAAACGGCTGTGGGAAATTTCAATGAAAAGGATTTAAAATCTGTTGAAGAAGTCAATCAAATCAAGCAAGGTGTTAGTGATTCCTATGAAGAAAAAATCAAAGTCCTTAATACGGCTATGAGTGAAATGGGTCTCACAAGTACAGTAAAACTTGAACAGAAAGACAGAAACATTAGAGAGCTAGTTATCAAAGGTGCTTTTGACAGAAGTGATTTCATTAAGGATAGAACTGTTCTTACATCAGAGATTGCTTTTCATACTTTTGGTAGATCATTTAAAATTGAAGAAACTGAAGACGGTGGGCTTGAAACATATGCATTAAAAGCTGACGGTGAGAAAGTTTATTCAATGGCAAATCCTGGTCAAATAGCAAATCCTGAAGAAGCAATTGAACTTCTCATTAAAGGTCATCCAGACAGTGCCAGTATTTTAAGAACTTCAAGTGGTGGAGATGATCAAGACCTTAATCCAAGTAAGAGGGTAGGTAATATGACTCCTGCTGATTTTGCTAAATTAAGTTCCACAGAAAAACTGAAACATGTGCATAAATTGAAAAAAAATCAATAACGGAGATTCAAATATGGCTGTAAATCTTATCGAAGCCTCAAAACTTGCTCTCGGTGCTGGTGACGTTTATAAGGCCACCATCATGGAACTGTATGCAAAAAACTCCGATATTCTTAGTACTCTTATGTTTGAGAATATCAGCGGAAATGCATTATTGTTCAACCGTGAGAAAACTTTGCCGAACGTTGGTTTTCGGCAACCAAACTCCGGTTATACTGAAGGAACCGGAACATTCGATCCTGTAAATGAACCTCTTGCAATTGCTGGCGGTGATCTCGATGTTGACAAGTTTTTCGTTGACACACTTGGAGATGATCAACGTGCAGTTCAAGAAGCTGGGAAAGTTAAAGCTCTTTCACTGTCATTTACAAAGACATTTGTCAAAGGTGATTCTGGTTCTTCTCCAGAAGAATTTGATGGTGTTCAAAGCAGAGTACCAACTGCATATATTGTAAACGCTGGATCAACATCTGGTGGTGATGCATTATCTCTCGCTAAACTGGATGAGTTGATAGATCTCTGTGAGAATCCAACGCATTTGCTGATGAATAAAGCCCTGCGTAGGAGACTTACAGCTGCTGCTCGTACTTACACAAT